AAGTCCAAGCAGATCCTTAGCTATCTTTTCCCAGCCCTCTTCAATTGATTGATATGTGTGAGTAAGAAGAGAGTCATCTTTTTCCTGCAAATATGAAATGGCTGTAGCGGCAGTAACTCCAGGAGGCGCTCCACCACGAGAAACTTGATGCTGTCCTGAAATATCTTCCATATCCATAAGAGTTCTATCAAGCTCTTGAAGGACATAACTGGGAAGACCCTGTAGCTTCAATGGCGTAGGAGGATTCATTCCAGGCATATATTCAATAACAAGGCCAGGTTCAGTTGTCATCTTAGAGGGAACAATAGAACCCTTAGGAGCAAGCAACTGTGGCTTTGACATACGGTTCTTAGATTCAATAACTTGGCTACGAGTACGATTATACTCACGCTGAAGAGAAATAAGATCCTGAATAGTAGACTCACTGTAAAACTTACCTGTGGGGATATGGGAGAACTTAGTAAATGGGAACTGACCGTGGTCATAAGGTAGCCCTTCTGTCATTTGGACAACTTGATCCCCAATAACATGAACCAAGCCACCCTTAGGCAGAATAGTGCAACCACCAGGCTTAACCCACATCTCCAAACAGAGCACACTATTAGGTTGCGACTGGATAGTTCCTGATAGATTTAGAGTTGCATCTTCTACAATGTCATTAGAAGCAACAATATTTGGTGAGATGTTCATTCCATTGAGTTTGTCGCCAAAAATTAGCTTAACTTGGTCAACAGATTTTGTATAGATATTAAGCACATAAGGCTGTCCCTCAATATCTTCCTCGCGCAGATCAGGTACGAAGAGATGATATGGAGTTACACAGCCAAATTTAACGTCTCCTTGGAATCCTGCGTCGTCTGTAGCAGAAGGGTCCCAATAAGTTTTAACAAATCCATTACCAGTAAGTAGCATCCACCATGCAGCTTTATTGAAAGTATGCTGTGCCTTTAACCTAGCAGACATTGATTCCCATACTTGTTCTGCAGCATAAGCAGCAGCCAAATCTTCATCTTCTGATGAGGCGGGGACCACACTTGCATTAGGTTTCTGTGAGGTAACACGAGCATATTCAGTTCTAATTAGTGGACGAATTCTATTAGAAATATGACGAACTCGATGTGGGGGAGCCTTTGGAGTAACGAGCCGTGTAAGTCCATTAAAATTATTCAGCTCAAGATACTGATTACCGTAGTAAAAAGCAAGATTTAGATTCCAGGTAGCCGCTACACGGGACCTGGCACTTTTCATAGAAGAATGCTGTTCAGTTACCCAAGCAGCCAACCTTCTAGAATCCTTTGCATTTTTAAAACCTTGAAGAGTAATAGTCTGCTCAGGAGAATAATTCGTCGAAGCTTGGCTCATCTACGTCTACACCTCCTCCATGCTTTAGTCTTGCCATAATCCTAGTGTATTCTCCTTCATCACTAGGATCTACTGCTTCTTCCTCATCTATCTGGTCCGAAAATGTCTGAAGCGTTTCCATAGCCTGAACTGCCTGATATGCTATTGGATCTTTTGTTGACAGCAGACTTAGTGCCTTGCTTAGCAGTTGTGTCTGACTTTGCTGTAGCTCTGTCTGGATTTGCAGTCGTAGATTCTGGTAGTGGAACCACTTCAACCCCAATATAAGGGCTAATGTTAGTAACGTTGTTGACAGGATAACTACAATTATCAATATCACGGAGTAGTTTGTCATAATCTGCCTTTGTCCTACTGATGTAATTTTCGATAAGTTCTAGTCTTAACCCTGTTTTAGAAATTTCATCATTTAGCTCATCGAAAACAGCTGAAAACTCTTTCTTAGTCTCCATGCCAAGTGTTTTTCCTGCTTCAGTAACACACTCAGTACAAAGAAGAACTGCGCCATAGTACTCAGCAGTAAATCCAAAATCAATTACATCTCTCGTTGAACTACCGCAACAAGCGCAATGATTAGGACTTGCTGCAACACCAACCGGGATGCACTTAAACCGTCCTGTGTTGGGATTGTTTGCATTAGAAACCACCATTTATTCACTTCCCCTTTGGAGTATTTCCAATGCTAGTTCCACCGAAAATTTCCTTGCTGCCATCTGCCCTATTATTAACACCAGCAGCGGTATCGTCAGCCTTCTTCTGAGCATCAAGAATTCCCTGACGTTCCTTCTCTACCTCATCAAAAGACCTGGCATCCAACTTAGTCTGCTTCTCGTCAGCAGCCTTTTGATCTGCAACATAATCAGGGTCCTGAAGATTATTCCAATCAAAATCACGGTGCTCAAGAGCTGCACTTCGCTTTTCACGAGTAACACGCTCCAAATGATCCAAGAACGGACCACCATCACGCCCAAGATAATCATCGTACTCAGTCTTCTTGAAATTATCAACTACAGGCTTATCAACTACAGGCTTATCAACCACAGCATTTGTAGTTGGTCCTGCAATAACAGTCTCGCCAGTGTCAATCTTCTTTACATCGGCCATGAGATATCCCATTCTAGAGATTCGAGAGAACCGACACCCATAGTCCAGTCAGTTCTCGTTTTGGGTCCTTCCTGTTTAACCATCCTAGCAAGTGCTTCGTCGTATTTCAACACTTTAGTATTTTGACTAGTAGTATCCTTCGCTACAGGGGTCTCCTGTGGTTTCAAATCTGGCATAAATGAGAAAAAGTAGCGCATAGCGTCTGAAGCGTGGTCGTCCTTCTTATGAATCTTATCTTGAAGATTCCGCTCGTTTGTCATCTTCTTCGTAGTATACGTTTGCCATCTAAGTCTTTGAAGTTCTCGTATAAGATTTGGACAGTTCTCTGTGATTTGCCAGTATGGTTTGCCTGTCGCGGGATTAATGTTAAGGTAGGAGGCAACCTTGTTAACCCCACTGAGTACGTCGTTATTCCCCTCAGATATAAAAATACCAAGGAGAGCATACTCAGTTGAAATACTTGTACCTGTAATCCCACTCCGTTGTTGGATTGCTGGATCTCCAATCCTATAATCAGGAACCTTCCCAAGGTCTCTTTCAACTTCCTTAACTTTAACAACGTGTTCCGCTACAGTCATTTCAGACTTGTAATGCTCAGCAAAAGTTACAATAGTCCCATCGGGAGCTACCGCACTCCAAAGCCAAGCCGTGGGAGCATTAAAACCGTGATCCATTGCTGAATACCAATTCCATTCCTTAGGAGGCAGAAATGGAGGAATTACATGCTTCTCTCGGTCAAAATGCTTATAGACCTTTCCACCCACTTGAACAAATCTTCCATGCTCACGAGCTTTACGTTCATCTACATCCAATCCATCAAGAAATTCATCAATTGCTTCTTGTGTAAGGAATGGATTCTCTGCCATATCAACTTCAACAACAAATAGACCCTTAGGGTCATCTGATTCAATACCAGGTTCATATAACTGATCAAATACCCAAGTCATTCCATCTAGTGGCGTCATTGTAATCCAAAGATGCCCACTGGTATCAACTAGACGGGCTCTACATTCATTGTAGATATCCTGTGGCGGCTCTTCATCAAAATGAGTCCAATGCCGAGATGTACCAGCAAAAGCTCCAAGATTCTGCTCATATGTCATAAGTTCAACTGTAGAACCATTAGCAAATTTAATTTTCTTAGCCTGTTTGTTGTAACTATCTTCCCATGAGTTATTAATGAACATTGAAGAAGGGCACCACTGACGAAGCTTAGGGATAATGATTTCTTCAATACCCTGATTGAAGTCAACGCATACAATACGTCCACGTGTAGGCGCTAGGGGCACCTTTTTATACGGATGTTCCCCTCTGATCCAGTAAATGTCTTCACAAATCCCACCGACAGTTTTACCGGACCGGTTACCTCCGATATAGAGGCGCTTCTTAGCATTAGATTTATGAAATAGCCTCTGCTTGTAATGTGGATTATATGCCAAAATATTTGGGTCTGTGGCTTGTTTCTTAAGTTTCTCGGCCATAGAGCCCAAGATTTCTGACATACTGATAACATCTTGAGACTTAGGCCGAGCCATAATTACTCCCTAGTATCTGATACTAAAATATTATTAAATTTCTTATAGGCATCCAAATAAGTTTCCTTCATTTCACCGTTGTAAGTAACTTCGTAGTACATGCCATCTGGAAGTGTAGTGCTGCATACCTGCACTCATTTACTTGCCTCCATTAGGTACTGGGTCCTTGGTGTTCTTGTACTTTGCAACAATAAACGGCGGTACAACGTGCTTCTTCTTCTTTTTATGCACGGGGGAAAGGTTTTGCCCCCTACCTGAGGTACCCCCCGAAACCGATGCCCCGGGGCTCTCAGGCGCCTTCAGACCCAGTTTCTTGGCTATAGCAGCAGCCTTAGCGAGCTGGGCGGGTGTCTGCTTCATTAATAGGTGCCTCCTTAGGTGTGTCACATGCTTCGTACCTACCCATTACAAAATCTCCTACGTAGTAGAATCGGTTGCTCCAAGAGTTGCCAACGCAGCACATACAGAAGCTAGTGCAGCATTTCCAGCTTTTGATCCTGTAAGTGTTACACCAGCAAGCAATTGAACAGATGTGGTACCATCATGATTATGTGGTCCTGGTGTTGCTTGATTAGAATTAACACCAAGTGAATGATGGTGAGAATTTCTATCTACATCCAAATCATCGAAATGGTGAAGTTTCGCTACAGTGCGACTATCAAATGTAAATGGTTCCTTATCAGTCTGACCTGTAGCGCCAAATGAAGTCTGTTCGCCTGCCATTATGCAACTCGCACACTACGGAAATGACTTCCTTGGAACAAAGAAGAAGGTGAAGCATTTGCAGCGAACTGAGCAAATTGTACCTTCCAAGTTCCTGCTGTTGCACCGGTAGTTAGAACACCTGAAAATAGTCCACAGGTTGTTCCACCGGACAAACCAATTGCGGAGTTAGGCGCTACAGGTGTCGTCCCAACAACTACTCCACTTACATTCATAAGTGTTGCGACATTAGATGCAGTGGACAATTCTGCGTTTTGTGTCGCAATGGATAACGTCGCAGCTGCTGGGAAAACAAATTGCACCTTAATATCTGCTACTGCAAGTCCACCGTAGAACAATGCACCACTAATCATATATGTGGCGTTAGCCGCTACAGGGAATCCAATAAGGTGTCCATCATCTGCGAATATCGTACTAATTGTGTTAGACGCAGATGTCTTAACCTTAAAGGTGTCGTCGGCATTTCCAACTTCAATCCAACTACTTCCATCGTAAACATTAAGCAGGTGGGTGTCAGTCTCATAAATAATACAACCACTGTACAATGCCCCGCCGGACGGTCTAGTTGACGAAGTTACAACTTGTGCGCCAACATTTGCGTCCGTCAGGTCAAAATTTGTATTCAGTACAAAGATGTCAACATTTTCACTTGTGGTTGGCTTCAATAGCTTAATCCTACTGGTAAGTGTACTCATACACTTGTCACTCCAATTCTTTCTGCAATCGCAGCCCTCAACTTACCTATTGCCAACTCACTAATACTTGCCGCTAAAATCATCTGACTAAGCGGCCACGTTGTCATATCTGCATGTATGTTTGCTTCTGTTTCCACACTCCAAAATGTGTTGCTGGCAATGTCTTGTGCGACACTCATTTTTCCTCCCTATTAAGCCCCAATCGAACGCTGGTTCAGCCCTGCTAGCATCTGCATTTCTGATCCAATCCTATCCAATGTAACTGGGTCCGTCACATACTTCGTAATAATTTCAACAACTTGTGCCAATACTTGCATTACATCCATCTGCTGTTTAGCATTGGGGTCCCATTTACCTGTAATCTCGTAGTAAAACTTAATCGCAGAAACGTCGCCATTACTAGCCGCGTTTACAAGTCCCTTTGCAACTTCGTTATGGCTGTCCTTAATCAATGCATCTGTAATACTGTTTACTAGTGATGCGAACTCCAAATTTCGCATCCAACCACGCCAAGTTGCATAAGTTATTCCAGCTTTTCCAAGTCTAACTCTCATACTACTTTTGTCAGTTGGGTCTGTTACAACTAATGCTGCGTAAATTTGTTCGGAACTTAACATCTTATCTTCAGGGACTAGTTGAATTCCCATTAGCAAAGCGCGCTTCCGGAACTCTGGGTCTTTGTAAAGTTTTATACATTCCAGTAGTGGTCGCTTCAAAGCTTTACTTGCATCTCTATAATCTGGTCTAACTCTGTCTTGCGTAAATCTGCTGTACATCCAAAGCAAAAGTTCACGGTCTTCTGGGCTTAGTGGCTTCCAATTCAATTGTTTTGCGTATCTGTCAGACTTCTTAATTGGGTCTTCCCGTTCAAGTAGACCCGCCACAGGTACGTTTAACTCAGCGACAAGAATCGGTTCAAACACTTTTGTTGGTTTGGGTTCAAGTAGTTTAGGTGCGGCCAAACCCAAACCAAAATTCAAAGGTTCAAGTAGTTTAGGTTCAAGTAGTTTAGGTTCTATTTTAGTAGGTGGCTTAAACCACTCGTCGATGTCCTCTACCACGTTAGCTCCTTTCCAGTTGCTCATTCAAATCGTAAATGTCCTTCTGCGTCACATTCTTACAGTCCAGTAAAGCCTCCTCTAACCAAAATGGCAAAGCACCGGGCCGCTTCTCAAATATTGCCATCTGACTTGGGTGAACACATAAATCCCGACAAAACCCTTGCAAACTTCTATTAACCCGATTACGTAATTCCGCCCAATTTTTTACGCTCCTATTTAGCGCTTCCGCTACAGGGGCATTACTTCCAGCGCTAAACCTATGTAATTTCTGCCAGTTAACGTACTCCTCTACAACAAAATCCTCCCGTATTCCATGCCGCTGACACAAAATACGAACGAGCGACGTCGCCGGGTGATAATACAACCCTTGCTCATTCTTCATAATAAAAGCACCACTCACACCACAATCTATTGCCATTCCAATTTGAGTAGTACTCAAATCCAAACGCAATTTCTTAAGTGGGTTAAGTGGCTCAGTAGTTTGTTCCGCCACAGGGGTTTCTTCTAGTTCGTCCTGTTCAAGTTCGTCCTGTTCAAGTAAGTAGCCATTCTTGTCTATTCTCTTCATACTTGAAGTCTATTTCATTGGTGTGGGATAGTCAAGTACTTGTTGAAATAGATTTGGTACAGAGTGATAAATAGTAGATTTAGTAGATTTAGTTGGTATAGTATCTTAAATTGGGAAAATTATGCGGAGAAGACCGTATTGGAAACGACTGGAATGAAAAAGCCTTACAACATGCGCCACAGCGCTTATCCCCTATTGCCAAGCCAGCAATTAGGGAGTAGTGTTCTACCTATCAGCCGCACATTTTAAACAGAACAGAGGATGACATGCCAACCAACGGATATGTGTCTGCCATTCCCTACGCCCAGCACACTGAACTCGAATACGACACAGATGGCACATGCGTACGCAATTCGCTAATGTGGTCATGGGACCATCTCTCAATTCTGGTTGTTGGTTATGCCTCCGCGACTCGCAGTTGGACAGTCGAGGAGATTGACTTTCAGGACTGTGAGACGATTGGTGTCAATGATGGCCCTGTCTTCAACTGCCCACGAGATATTCAGTCTGAAGGACTCTGCCCATTCTGAAAATCTCTGCTCATTCTGAGAGTCTCGATGTGCCTTACATGCTCAGATGTGATATGCTGAGCATGTAGCGAAACACCGAAACACTCAACCCGTCGAACCGCCTAGAAAGGCAAGACAATGTCTGAGAACACTGTCGCCCTGAGTCCTCTCGTTCAGGGAATTCTGGATACTGCTAAGTCACATCTGTCAACGGCTAATTCATTGGCCGAGCGTCTGGCATCAGCCGGTAATGTTCAACTGCTTATTCATGAGTACCGTGATAATGCAGAGACGACCGATCCGGAGATCATTGCATATCGCGAGATGATGGACACTGTCAACGAGCGCATTCTGAAGATGCAATCCAAGATCGAAGCGCATATTGTTGAGCAGGGATATGTCAACACTGCCGAGATTAATGTTGAGGAAGCAACTGCTGCATATAAGGAAGCTGCTTCTGCATTCAATGCAATTCTTGGTGCTGGTGCTGCAATTCCTGGACTTGGTGATGCGCTGCAAGGTCTTGAGCTTACCAAGCTGGCTGGAATGCGCAAGACTGGCGCTG